AATAAAAAGGATAATATTAATGATCTAAAAATACAATTAAAAGAAAAATATAAAAATATTATTAATGATCTCAAAATACAATTAAAAGAAAAATATAAAAATATTATTAATGATCTCAAAATACAATTAAAAGCTAAAAATGAAGATATTAATGATTTTAAAATAAAATTAGATGCTAAAAATGAAGATATTAATGATTTTAAAATAAAATTAGAAGTTACACAAAAAATTATTAATGCCCTTAAACTACAATTACAATCTAAAAATGGAATTATTCATGAACAAAAATTATTATTAATAAATGAAAATAAAGATATTAATAAAATTATAGATGAACACAAAATACAATTAGAAGCTAAAAATAAAATTATTCATAGACAACTGTTATTATTAGTAGATAAAAATAAAATTATTGATGAAAAAGAATTAATATTATATGAAAAAAATAATATTATTCATACACAACAATTATTATTATTAGATAAAAATAAAGATATTAATGATCTTAAAAATAAAAATGATGAAACGAATAAATGTTCAATTTGTCTAGATAATACCATATCTCATTGTTGCGATCCTTGTGGTCATGTCTATTGCTCTGATTGTATTGATAAAACCGCTAATTGCTATATTTGCCGTGGTTTTATTTCTAATAAAATTAAAATATATCTATGATTATTTTTATCATTATTATAATTAAAAAAACAAAAAATAGTTTTTGTTTTATAAATATCAAATCTTAATTATTCTGAACATGTCAATGAATGTTCCAATATCTTTGATAAGATATCATTAAAGAAATATTCATAAAGTATTACATATGCCATGTCAGAATAATTGATCACATCTTCTTCATCAATCTCTATAATGAAACGATAATATCTTTGATAGATATCAATTGCATTTTCAAGAGTTCCTGCATATTTGATAACTATTTTGATATTATTATTTTCTGAATTTTTAGCCGTGAAAGCACGAATAAAATCCCTAAAATCAATTGTTTCATTTCTAATACTATCATTAATAATAGTATTCTTGAAATCGGTCTTATCGAAATAAAGAATTTCCATTGTTTCTGGATATAATTTATTATAAAGACAAAAATAAATCAGTTTTTAATTTATTTAGATTAATTTAATGACAAAAATAAATTCTTGCCATTTATACTCAAATATCTCCATTTAAGCTTCCATCCTTTTTGCGATTATCTCATATAATTTCTCATAGAGATACTCGCGAATTGTGATGTCTACTTGGTCTGGATGAATTTTGAATTTTATGCGAAGACGATGAAACACATACATATTATAATCATATGAATTAGACTCAATGAAATTTTGAAAATATTCATGAAATGATGAATCTAAATCGAAATCAATTTCTGTATGATAATCGCGCGCAAACTTGTAAATAAACTTACTTTCATCGAATGAAAAAGTGGGTGATGCCATGAGTGTAGTAGACATAATAATATTATTATAAATATATAATCATTTTTATCATTTTTTCAATTTGATTAATACAAAAATAAATTTATTCTTTAAGTTCTAATTTTCTTTTTAAATCTTCTATTTCTTTATTTTTCTTTTCAATTAATTTTAACATTTCATCATAAACAGTCTGACCTTTAATAAGTTTCTTTAGTTGTCTATCTCTGAATATATTATTAATATTTATATAATTATCATTATAATTACTACTAATATAACTTTTAATAGTAGTTTTTAAATATGTTGAATTCTTATAGATAATAGCAATTAATCGTTCTTCATTATTTTTGATTGTATCATAATCAGAGAATTTATAAATGAAATTATAAATAGATTTATATAAAATATCGTCTTGTGTCATTTGATTGTTTCTTAAATATAAAACTTTTATAATAAATAATAATCAATTTTTTTCAATCATAATTCGATTAGATATTTTTGTTGATAGTTTAATAATTCTATTTACTTCATTAAATTTAATATTATTATCTCTAATATAATTTCTAATATTTTCATAAGATTTATCAATATTATAACTTTCATCTTCTGGTTTTACACCTTTGCACATTTAAAATGCCGATTTTAGTCTTTATAATCTTTGAAGTTTCATACGCATATTATCATCTTCCGCAATTGTTGATGAATGTTTTCTTAAATAATTCCTAATCTTTCTATAATCTAAATCATTATCATTATCATTATTATCATTATCATTATCATTATTATCATTATTATCATTATCATTATCATTATCATTATTATCATTATCATTATTATTATCATTATTATTATTATTTATTGTTTGTTCTTTCATTACGCCAAAAAAATATTTAATAAAACTATTCATTATTATTATTAAATATTTATATAATGTTTTTTAAATAAAAAAAGAACAAAAACCTTCAATTGAAGATTTTTGAACATTATATGATGTTTCAATCAAACAATACATTCAATGCCGTTGTCTAATTGCAGGATCTTGAACAATTTAGAATTTAAATCACTACGATAAGTGGTCATATCATCTTCAATTTTCGCAACTTCATCAGCAATGATATCCATTGTAAGTGAAATATCATTGTTAATAAAATTTCTCCTCATTGATCTCATTTGTGCTATTCTTTTCTTGTTAATCAAAGAACGAATGATAGAAAACATAAGAAAATGTTTGCCCTTCGCATAACAATTGCTCTTAATGTAGTCATCCAATTTAGAATTGATAACCGTAATATCATCAGATGAAACAAAGATATCAGTCACAGTTTCCAATTTGTCTTTTCTTGTAGCACGAATATAAACAATCACAATGATAGCAATGATAGCAATAATAGCAATAATAGCAATACCTATGAACATCATCATTTGAATAAATAATATAAAATCTTAAAATCATTTTTTAATATAATTATTATAATTTTATACAAAAATAATATTATTATTATAGATATATATTAATGATTTCAATTATTTTAATGATTATAATAATAATTATATTTATTTCTATATTTATTTATGCAATTCTTAAAGAACGTGAAGAATTGGGATGTTATCGATTTTCAATTGCTAGACAATGCAATGATAATAATAGTGTATATGTGATGAATACTAAAATGGAACATGGAGATACAAAAGAAATATTAATAAAACGATTGATAAGTATTGTTTCGTATCACGAAAAAGCAGGTGTTTGGCGTAGATGTTATATATTATCATTATCATTATTATTTATAATATTTATTGTAGATAAAATATGTTGTAAAAGAGATGATATATATTATTGGGTAGTATTACTATTATTATTTTTTGCTATTCATTATTTCTTTTTCAATTATATAAATTATCATCATTTTCGCAATCTTAAAGAAAATGGAATTGAAATCATTAATAAATTAATGTCTTATTAATAAAAATTGATTATATATTGATATAAAGATTTTTTATTAATGTCTTTAAATCAAAGTTATATTTATATTAGGGATAATATTTGGTATAGTTCTGAAAATATTTTTAAAGTTGGTATAACTACTTCTATAAAAGATAGGAGTAATAGTTATATAACTGGTGAATTATATAGAGGTTTTTATATTAAAATTTATGAATTAAATATTAATCCACTAAAATTAAAATTAATTGATAATCTTTTCAAAAAAGATTTTAAACATCTTAATATTTATTTTGATGGTGGTACTGAATTTTATGATAGATGTATTATAAATCTTATTGAAACATTTCTTATTGAAAATAAAATAGATTTTATATCTAAAACTGAAGATGAATTAAAAAGAATTAATAGAGATAAAACTAATATTATTAATAAATTTCTTAAATTTTATATTGGTATTATTAATCTTAATAAAGAAATTTTAAGAGATTATCAAATACAAGCAATTGCTTATATTACTGAACAATTAAAAATAAATAATAAATCATATTTACATTTAGCAACTGGAGCTGGAAAATCTAAAATTGCAATCAATGTCATTTCTAATATTAAACCCTTAAATATAATAATCTTTTCACCAAGAATAACAATTAAAAATCAAAATATTAGCAATAAATATTTAGATATTCTAAATGAAAATGATTTTCAATATAATATTTATTCTTATTGTTATCAATCCTATAAAAATGTTTATAATCTTATTATCAAAAATAATATTAAAGATATATTTATATGGTTCGATGAATCTCATTGGGCTTTAGATAATTGGGTTTCTATTTCTATTGATGATACTAAAGATAAAGATGAAAATAATAATGAAAATGCAAAAATAAAACAATTCTTTATTAATGATAATAATTATATTAAATATCGTTTATTTACAACTGCAAGTCCTAATAAAGATTTAATTATTAATAATGAAAAATATTATGGTAAATTATATGAACCTATCAAATTTAAAGAACTTAAAAATAAATATTTATGTGATATTGAAGTTGAGATTTTTGATAAAGAAATTGAAATGGAAAGAATTGAATATAATTCACTTATTTTCAATACTTTCAATAAACATAATCAAGAAAGAAAATTAGGGTTTAGTTTTCATAATACTTGCAATAGTGCTTATTTATCCTATTTACACCATTTAAAAGATTTCAATGATGGCAAAATTGATATTAAACCATATCTTCTAATTAATGAAGAATTTATTAAAAAAGAAATTTTAAATAATAATGATAATAAAGATAATGATAATGATAATGATAATAATAATAATAAAGAAGATTTAAAAGTTATTAAGAAAATTAAAAAAGATATTGGAAATATTGATTATTATAATGAAATTAGTAATTTTGAAAATGAAGTTAATAATAATCAAAAAGCATTAGGATATGTAGTTGCTAAATATTCAATTGGATATGATAATAAAAATATTGATATTATTTATTTCACAGATTATAAATTATCTTATAAAGATATTATTCAATCTATTGGACGTGGAACAAGACTTAATGGAGATAAAAAATTAAGAATAATACTTCCTACAAATTCTAATAATGATATTGGACGTAATTATAAGAAAATTGAGAATGTATTAAAATATTTATTAATAGATATTGAATTAGATTATGATAATATTAAAAGTTATAAATTAGTTTTAGAAACTAATAAAGAATTGAAAATAGAAAATGAAATTCAATTAATTATGGATGATAATTCATATCATATTATAGAAGACATTGATGTTAAATCATCAATAAATACAATGAAACATAATATTATAGCTAAAGCAAATGATTGGACAATTTCAAAAGTAATAATACAACTCAAAAGAAATAATATTCATACTATTGAAGATTATAATTTATATTCAAAAAAAAATAAAAATATTAATTTACCAGATATAAATGAATTATTGGAAAACGATAGTTTTAATTTTAGAGATACATATAATAATGAGAGTGAATGCCCTTATTATTATAACAAAAATGAATGTATTGAAGTCATTAAAAGTTATGATGATTATTTCATAATAAATTATATAATAGATGATTTAGAAAAATTAAAATATTTAATTGAGAATGATGAAAAAATACCAAAAATGAATTTATGGATATTTTATGGGGGCAAAAGATCAGATTATTATTCATATTGATTTGGATATTAATTTTCTCAATACTTCAATATATTTAATATCTTCATTTATTCTATTATTAATTCCATCTAGAATATCAATAATCTCTTTTTGTTTTTCAATTGTTGGTATTGGTATTTTTAAATTCATTAATTCTTTCATATCTATATTTCCATTATTTGTGCAATATAATGCTAATTCTTGAATTTTTGATTGAATATAAATTAAATAATAATATAAATATTTAATATTATATATTTCATTATTTTTTAATAGCAATTGAAATACTGCAATATTAGCAGCACATTTACCATTAACAATAAATACTTTACCAATTCCATAATCAGCACTAATTGGTTTATTTGCACATCCTCCTGATTTAATAATTAATAAATATTCTTTACCATCAAAATCATAATTACAATGTGTTCCACTCGGATTATTGCAAGATGCTCTATAAAATGGATATTCGCCAGAATTAGTAATATCTTTAGAATTAGTAGAACCATTACCATTTAAAATAAATATTTCACCCAAAGTTTTATATTGAATATTATTAATATCTGTTGAAAGTATTGAATTAAGAATATAATTTTGTTCGTGTTTAATTTGTTCTGTTCTTAATTTTATAGTTTCAATAGAAGCTTCTAATTTATCAATATCATCAACTTTTTTATTTTGAATTCCAATTGATGGTATTGGTATTTTCATTAAATTAAATTCTTCTACATCTAATGATTTATTTGCACATCCTAATTGATAATTTTCCTCAATATAATTTTGTTTTTCTAATAAATAATAATAAATATATTTAATATTTATTTTATCATTATAATTATTTTTAATTTTAATATGATATAATAAATTACTATGAATACTATTATTTTTATAATATCGAATAGGACATTTGCCATTGCCATTAAATGCTTGAGCTATATATAACGCATTTGTATTATAATATTCATATTTAATTTTTCTTGTGTCTTCTGTAATTTCTGCTTTGCTAATAAATACACCATTACCATTAGGGTCTTCAACAACTTTTGATGATTGTATTGAACCTTTAATTAAATCAAACATTTGACAGAATTCAATTAATTCATAATCATCTTTTTTTAAAATAAAGTCTTGATTAACTTTTAATCTAAAACTATAATTATTATCTAAATTAGTTGTTGCTATTAATTTAAGTTCATCGCAATTTTTATTAATTTCTAGAAAATCAATATTTTTATCATTTTCTATTCCTTTTTGTTTCTTAAAAATAATAACTTTTGTTTTAACACCTGTTGAACCGAATGTTCCTCCACTTACATTAATTACTTTAATAATTTTACAATTATTAATTAAATATTTCCTGATATTATAATAACCATTACTTGTTAATTCATTCCCATCAGGTAAAACAATGCCACAAATTCCATTATCTTTTAACATATAAATGACATGTTGAATAAATAGACATGCTCCATTATTAGTATTAATAGGATATATATCTTGAAATTTTATTTCTAACTCTTTATAATTATTATTTTTATAATCATTAAATCTTATTTCTAATTCTTTATAAATCATTTTTGTTCCAAATGGTGGATTAGTTAAAATTAAATCAAATTTCTTATTTTCAAATAAATAATTATTATTAGTTAAAGAACATTTATTTAAAATATTTATTTTTAAAGAATTATTATTTACTAATAATGATGCTAATGCATATTTAGTTGTATCTGATTCAATCTCGCATCCATAAATATTATTTCTATTAATTTTTAGAAAAGATGCAGTTCTATTCAATAATCCACCTGAACCACAACACGGATCATATAAAGTATAATCATTATCAATTTCAATTAAATCTTTAATATTATATAAAATAAGATTGATAAGTTTGAATGGTGTGAAGAATTGTCCTAGTTCTTTTGACGTTGAACCTTTACCATATGAATTTGTGAAATATTCATACATATTTCCACCAGTTTCAGCGAATAAATTAATAAATAAATGATAATCATCTGTATCAATATTAATCAAATCACAAATTTTATTAATAATTTTACTAAGATTTACAGGATAATCTCTTGTATTAAATAAAATATCATCTCCATTAAAAATATTTGGAAAAATTGGAATAATTATATCATGAATAAATAATTTTATAAAATTATCAATATTTCCTTCATTATTAGAAACTTTGCAAAATTCTCTAATATCAATTAAATATTTCTCATTTTCATCAATATCTTCTTTTGATATTTTACTTAAAATAATTTGTTTTATTTCATCTTTTTTATATATAACATTGAATAATCTGCAAATTATAATTTTAATAATATCATTACTAGCTTTTAAACCAGTAATTGAACCATTTGAATATAAAATATCGTGGCACGATTTAATACATGAAATTAATTTTTGTTCAATTTCATTATATTCATCATTTCTTTTTTTATCTTCATCTGTTAATTTCCAAATGATTTCATTCTTATATTCAATAACTTCTTTAATTTCTTCTTCTTTAATTTCTTCCTTAATTTCTTCTTCTTTATTAAATTTTTTAATATAAGATATAAGAGTTGTTTTTGCATAAGGTTTTTTTGTTTTTAAATTTTGATAAGTAATTCCTTTATCTATACATATTTGAATTAATTCATCTTCATTGAGTTTTTTTAAATCAATTTCCATTATAATAATGATATTTTATATTACTCATAAATCAATTTTTATTTATATTTAAAATCCTTAAAATTGATTTAAAGATTTATTATGAATATCTTTTAATATCTTTTAATATCTTTTAATATCTTTTAATATCTTTTAATATCTTTTAATATCTTTTAATAAATTATGTGTAATAACTCTATAAGAAAAAGGGAATTATTTCTCTAAAATAATATAATAATTGCCTTTTTCATATCCATATTTTTTTATTTTAAATTCTGGTTTTAATCTTATAATCTCATCCATTAATTCATTATTTGAATAAATATTATAATATCTATAATAAATTTGATTTGTCTTTACTGATGTCCATTTAACCCAATTATTATTATTTTTAAATTCTTATTTGATTCATAAGTTTGCTTAATTGTATTATGTATCATAAAATAATTGTATTATTTCTATTAATTTTGATGTTTTATTTATTAACCAATAATTAATTTGTTCTTTTAATATTATTAATCGTTCGTTCCATTCTTCTTGCTTACATTTTTTTATAGTGCATATACCTTTTTTATTTAATCCCCAACATGAAGTTATATTTTTTAAATTTGTTTTATAATCATCTGGATTAAATCTAATAAATATTATATGTCTATGATCTACATCTTGTGATAATTCCATTATTCTTTTATTTTCACATGAACAATCATAATTAATATGTTGATTTTCATCAATTTCAACTATAATAATTTGATAACCTAAATCAATTAATATATCAGGTCTTCTTCTTGAACATCCTCCATGTATTTGCTTATCTGTAATAATATCAATTTCTTTAAAATGTTCTTTAATATAATCTATAACATATTTTTCTTTTGTTTTATAATTTCTTGATACCTGTTTATCAGGAAATAAATGCATAAAACAATAACAACAATATCCATCATATTTATTAGTAATAAGCGTATTGCACCATTCGGATTTACATCTAGGACTTATAATATTAATCATATCTGGTTCTTTACAAGTAGCACAATATTTAGCAATTTTATCATTTTGTAATCCAAAATTTGGTATTTTTAATTTACATACAATACATTTAGGATGTTTAATATCAATCATATCTGGTTCTTTACAATTAAAACAATATTTAGCAATTTTATCATTTTGTAATCCAAAATTTGGTATTTTTTTTAAACATACAATACATTTAGGGTTTTTAATATCAATCATATCTGGTTCTTTACAATTAAAACAATATTTAACAATTTTATCATCTGGTAATCCAAAAGTTGGTCTTATTTTTAAACATTTTATACATTTTGGACTTTTAATATCAATCATATCTGGTTCTTTACAACTAAAACAATATTTAGCAATTTTATCATCTGGTAATCCAAAATTTGGTCTTGTTTTTAAACATATAATACATTTTGGACTTTTAATATCAATCATATATGGTTCTTTACAATTAAAACAATATTTAGCAATTTTATCATCAGGCAATCCAAAAACTGGTTGTATTAATTTACATATAATACATTTACTAGGCATTTATTAATAAAATAAATAATATGAAAATCAATTTTTTTATAATATATGAATTTGGTTCAAAAGTATCTAAATAATTTTTAACACAACCTTTAAGATAAACTCTTGTATTATAAAATGTTTTAATATTCATTATCAATTATTATAATAGATGATGAAGTTTTTATATTTATTTATGCTATTTAAGGAAATAATATTAACATTTGCTTTAATAAAAATAAATGTGGATACAACTGGTCTTTTAATTCCTTATAGCATTGGTGCATTAGGTTATATAAAGAAAAATTTAAATATTTGTGATTATCATTTAACGGGTATTTCGGGAGGCTCTTTTGCATCTGTTATATATCATTTAGAAGATGATTTATCAAATCATGATAAATTATGGAATAAATTATTAGGAGATGATAATTATGTTATAAAAGCAAATAAAAATATGGAAGAATTTCAACAAATTATTAAATATAATATTATAAATAATTATAAAAATGTTAATATAAATAATATTCCAATTTCAATTGTTGTATCAAATATTGATGATTTCAAAATTACCAATAAAAAAATAGATAATTTTTTAAGTCTTGAAGAATTATTAGATTATTGCATTTGTAATAGTTATATCCCTTATATATGTGGTAATACATTTTCAAAGAAATATAAGGATTTAAATTTTATTGATGGTGGTATTTTTAAAAATTTACATCATTTTGATTGTATTAATAATGAATATAACAAATGTGAAAGAAGCATTTATATTCATACAAAAATGGCTAATCGCAAATTTGATTTTAGAAATTATATATTTATAAATAAAACTAGTTCTAAAAAATTATTTAATTACGGCTGGAATGATTGTGAAAAGATATTTAAAGACTTTCATAAATAATCCTTAAATATCTTTTTTATATTAATTTAATAAATTTATGATAAAAAATTATAATAATTTCATTTTCACTTGATGGACAATATATAGAATACATAATTGTTTTATAAAAATCAATTATATCATATATTATGTTTATTTAAAATAATTTCTTGAAATATATTAATTAATTTTTTAATAATAGTTAAATATTTTTTATTTTTTAAAGTTTTTAATTTATTATATGTTTCATAATATAATTCTAATATATATCATCATTGCCTAATGTATAATAATAAGTTTCATAATGATTTAAAATAATATTTTCAATTATATAATTTTCAAATATTACATTATTAATATAATTAT